TAATTATAGACTTTTAATATACTTTTCTTTAATGGGACTTTCTTTTCTAATAGTTTTATAACCTCCTTAAACTTCTCTATATCTTGTAATTGAAGATAGGTTATATCCTTCATACTTATTATTTTATTCTTCATTATTTTAGTAATCGTTGAGTTTTTCATCGCAAGTATAACCTCCTTAGGGATTTTAGGGATATTACTAATCACATCCTTATAAGAACCCTTATTAATGGGTTCATCTTTCTTAGCAATAGGACTAATATGAGTGGAAGGGGCTTCATTACAAGGGCAACTATCTTCACAAGAGATAGAACATTCATCTTCACCTTCACTACTATCACTACTACTAAGGAAATCAAGTGTTATTGTTTGGTCTAAGACCTCAGCATCTACTGGTTTATCAAAACATACAACATAAGGGGCGTGTTGGCTATCGATGAGGTGGGTATAAGAAGACATTATACTATTAGCAGAGATAAAAAAAAAACATAACTAACTAATTCTAATTCTAATATTCTTATTGATAAGGCCACTGAACCACTGCGGGTTCTAACAACCACCTATCGCCACCTGCCTCCATATCCCTAAGTATTCTTGTCTTAGCGTCAAGACTGTAATAGGCAACTGGTCTCTTATGAATCATTGGGAAGACTAATATTAAATCACCTACTTCATCATCACACCACCTACCTCCTCCCAACTTATATTCCCTAATCCTTTCTGTCATCTGTCTATTGTAATCATATATCTCATAATACTCATCACACGCAATATCATAAACAGCCTTACACCTCTTTTTCATATTTGGGGAGGGGGAATCACCCACAAGGTCAAAGTATTCCTCTATGTATTCCATTATAAGTTCATTCCTCCTCCACAAATCCTTATATCTTTTATTTAGTATCTCATACTCTACATCATTCATTAGTATCTCACCCCACTCAAACAACCTTTCCATATCTCCTTCCAGCATTTCCCTTATATCTGGTAGATGCTCCCAGAAGTAATTTTCAATCGTATATCTTTGGGTAAGGCACATAATTATCTCTTATCTCTCTGCTCTCTGTGTGTGTTAATCTATATATATGGACGGATTGTTCCATAGGTCAAACTGTAAATAAAAATTATCCTCTAATCAAAGATAAAAAATGTGTAATAAATGTAGATTATTCTGCGTTTTTTTTTTCTCTAAGGTTATATCCCTTCTTCCCTATATCTTCCTTAATAATATCCTTAATCTTATATTCCATCTTAGCATCTTGTCTAACTAAGACCCTATCAAGAACCCCCATAACTTTCTGTAATCCATAAAGATTTATAAGATGTTTTATCTTACGACAATCCTTACACCATTTCCCAAACCAACCTTCCGCTTCCGCTGTTTCACAAATATAGCAATAACCCATATATTATACTAAGATAAAAAGATTTCAAAAATCTTTAAAGCAAATTTATACATACTTAGGAAAAAGGGGTTGAGGGGATAATCCCCTACTTAGATAAAATCGGTTTTAATATGATACCATCACATTAGTCCCCTTAGGCGTGGAGGTGATAATCGCTGTTTTACTAACTAAGGCATAATAATTCACATTTAGGGAACTATTCAAAGCACCTATCTTAGTAGCAATCGCCCCAGTAGGTTTTCGGCGGTATTTCCAGATAATAGGGTAAGCACCTACAACTCTCCCCCCTCCTACAATAGCCCCAGTCCCATTAGTAAGGTCAAGGCATAAGGGTTTATATTGCCCCAGAATTCCAGCAGTAGAAGGACTTAGAGCAGAAAAGATTGTATTATCATCATTAAAGTATAGGGGGCGGTCAAGTTTCAAATCACCACCCAGACAATTAGCGGTTTCGTCATACTGAGATGCTGGACTGAATTTCCAATCTTGGAAAATATCTACACCATCTATATTAACATTATACTCTTCTTGGTTCATACCATCTATTCGCTGTTTCCCTAACCATTTATTATCTGCTATGGCATCGCCCACACCACCAGCACCTATATTCTGTAATTGCTTAGTCATATAAATCTTATGAACTTCCTTATTATCCATACCTATACGATGTTCTAAGTTCTGTAATTGATTAGCGGTCGCAGTAGGTATTTGTTTCTCAACTCTTAGAACATCAAAGAAGTCAAATCTATAACCCCCTTCTTGGTTAGTCATATCCCTATCTTTGTTCTGGACTGAGGAAGGCATTATAACATAATCCACTTGAAGTTTTACATCACGGAAATTTATACCACTTGTAGCATTAAGAGGACTTCTAAGACCAGCATTCGCACCAGTTCCTAAGTTAGGAGCATTCCCCCCCACTTGTGATATATCATTAACAAAAGAAGAACCATCATTAAATTCTACTGTGATAAGAATTCTGTAATCTTGGAACAAAAACAGAGGAATAGTTTTACCCCTAAGTGCTGGTAGTATAACACCGAGGGGAATACCTATCTGTTTAGTATTTGCTTCCGCTGTTCTTATAAGATTGCTGTTAATAGCAACACCATTATTATTAGCATTATTATCACCATCATTAAGTCCAGAGCGTTGGGGGTCGACGAACATACTACCAACTCCGCCAACAGCACCACCGAAAGTTCCAGTATTATTATTGTTTCCTTCAACCCTCTTAATATCAGTCCATAACTGATTTCCATAATACCATCCAGAATAGTGATTTCTTGTATTAGGGTTCTGGGAAGACAAATTCATAAGTGTAGAGATAATATCTGCCCCATTCACATCGTTAATAATATAATCCCCTACTTGGAAAATTACTCTCTTAATAGCACCGAGACCCCCATTAAAACAATTAACTCTGCTTCTTATATCATTATTAGCATTACATACCTTAAAACAAAGCATAGAATTAGCGTCTAAATATCCAGCTTGGTCTAAGCGGAAGACATACCTATTACTTACCCCTTGAACCCCAGAAATCGGTTCTAATGTATCACTTCTTATATCCATCATCATAGGCGTTTCATTAATGCTATAATCTGTTAAACCACTCATATATAAATAACACAGATAAAAAAATTTTAAATAATATATCTATATATTAAATGAATAATGCTAATAAAAAAACTAAGAATAAATCAATAAATCCGCCATCTATGAATAAAAAGGTAGAGAATAAGGAATTAAAAATGTATGGATATTCCTTAGATAAAACCCATCCATTTAGAAAACTTAGTGATAAACCTAAGAAAGTAAATTTTGAAAATAAATTAATTAAAACTAAGAAAGATAAGACTTAGAACTGAAAACATATTTAAAAGTTTTTCTAAGTGTTTCCTACACTTCTTACATTATATATTTTGTTAAAACTTTTTCTAAAAGTTTATTACAATACAACTTGAACCCCATTCGCCGTTGTTTCCACTATTTTTTTAGAGAAAACAAAACTGTTAATCCTTGTCCTAAATGTGCGTGTTGCGCTAAATCCTAATCTAATCTCACCTTCGGCATTTCTTAAATCAAATACAAAACCGTTTCTTGCTAATTCACGAGCAACGACAAAAGAATTATTGTAATCCTCTATATAACCATATTCATTAACACCTAACATCTTAGGGGGAATACCTACTGCTTTCAATGCCTTAACAGTTTCATTCAAACATATTACCCTATCATTTAGAGAGTTAGGATTGTAGTTTCTTAGTGGATAGAGTTTATTATTGATAAAGAACTGGACTGAATTTATAAGATTGATTGCTGGGGTTTCACCAGCAAAATAACTTGATGTAGCATTATTCCGCTCGTAATCGCTTCTGTAAGGCATAGAAAGAATACCAAGTGCCTTAGAACTGACACTATTGATAGGAACTTGATGCCTAAGTGTAGCCCCATCCACATTATCTAAGAACACATCATAAGAGGTAAATTCGTAATTAAGTGCGGAACTTAGAGTTTTCGCTTGTTCTGGTGTGGGGACGACTTGGCAAATTCGCATCTCAGTAGAGGTAATCTGGTAATTCATAGCATCAATACAAGCGGTATTCTGTTCGGTTGCGGAAGCGACTGTCCCACCCCCTACACTAACAAATATTCGTGCTGTATTAGCGGAAGCACCAACTGCTGCCCCACCCCAAGTTATATCAACATTACCACCAGCATCATCGGCAATTGCCGTAATTGTGCGTGTAGCATTATGAACCCCCACCTCTGCTATTCTAATACTATTACCTACTGCTAAGGCACATTTCTCCTTAGTATGAAATCCAGTAAGACGAGCGCTATTACTACCAGCACCACGAACATTTATAAGAACCCCAAAATTCACTAAGTCCCTCTGCGCGTGGCCGAAGGCGGAAGTTGCTAAGACCTCACTACACGCTATTCTCTGTAATGCTAAGTCTGCGGGGGCGAGGTTTATTTCAATCCGTAATCCACCCATATTAAGAATGGGGATAAGGCGCTCACTATCAAAGGCACGGAATAATCCAGCACGGATAGGGATACAAAATCGTCTGGAAACATACCGAGGGGTATTAACTGCTGGTTGGTCGTTAAGAAGTGATAGTTGTAAGTTCTCAATAAAATTCGCACCTACCCCTTGATAATTTGTTGCTAATGCCCCACCATTATTAGCATTTAACCTACTACAACACGGAAGACCTACACCCTCTTTCATATTTAACTGGGTCTTATCATCATACCCATACTGATGGATAAGTCCTTGTAGTTGAGAATAATTTTCCAGCGCTTCCAATAAAACTCCCGTCATTTTTGAATAAATACGGATATTTTCTATAAGAGCGTGTGCGCCTACCTGTTGGGGGAAGGCAACCATATTAGAATTTGCCGAAGTATTCAATACATCGAAGATTAGGTAAGTATCTCGTTTTATAAAACCTAAGGAAGGCTCTATATTGTATATAATTTTCTGGGAAGGGTTGAATACTTCACCATTTTCTGGAACAATAGATATATACTTAGAATTAGAACTACTAACAATTGGATTACTCGCACTCATATATAAATAACACAGATAAAAAAATTTTAAATTATATTCTTTAATTATATAAATGAATAATTTATTACCAATAAGAAATGGATTAACCGTTCCAGCAAGAAATTTAAAAATAGTGAAAATGATTACTAATTCCACTGAATTATTAACCCCTTTTGATAATTGCTTAGGTTATACAACATTACAACTAAGTATTAGAACTACTTACCCTCTTACCTTAAATATTGATTGTAGCGACGACCATAAGAATAACACTAATACTTCTCATACTACCCCTTATAGTTTTGATTTAGGAGCGAATGTCTATAAATATCTATCAATCCCTATAAAAGGGCATTTAGTTAGACTAAGGGCAGATATGGTTGCTGGAAATCCAGACCCCCTTGCTGATAGTTTAGTTATAAAGGCACAGTATTCAATGTCCCCACACTATATCCTTGTTTAATGATATTTAGCAATAACTAAATTAAGACCAGCAATAGACCCCCCACTATTATTTATAATCCTTATAACTCTCGGTGGGTCGGGGTAGTATTTATGAATTGTTCCTACTGCTATATCGTCAAAAGAATCGTAAAAACCAGCATTACCAATATTATTTGTATTATTTGCTTGTATAATTAATGTTCCAGTAGTATCACCCCATATCCTAATTGCTCTATATCCATTTAAATCTATATTACCGCTTGATGCTCCATCTGCTACTGTGGAATTATTATAAACCATTCCTAAATTATCAGCATTTATAGGGGTAGATGCTACTACCTCTAATTTTCCAGTAGTATTAACTAAGACCTTATTATATGAAGTCCCAGTAGAAGTAGAAGTTCCTATAATCTCGTGTTGAGACATTTATATAAGTATTATATATTTTTTTGTTTTTTTTATTTGTGTAGAAAGTGTAGGTTTTCAACCCAAAAACTTTTAAATCGGTCTGTGGTTCTAAGTATATATCATACTTACCCCTTCGTCTAATCGTGTCCTTGTTCTACATATAGTCTAAAAGTAGTATTAATCCCAACAGTTCCCATATTAAAGAACCTTATGTAATTCGGTGAAAGATTGTAGTATTTATTAATAGTATAAGTCCCATTTACAAGTATAGGGGTAATTTCCTCTACCTTAACAAAATTAGGATTAACATTAGCGAATTCTAATACAATGGGGTCAGCAGTAGTAGTATCACCCCATATCCTAAGAGTAGTTGTATCTATACAATCTATAACTGGGGAATTAGTCTGTCCCCCAACCACAGCATCAACCCACGATACAGAACCTCCTACACTTGCCCCTACTGTTGAATTTTTACTCCTACTATATAAACTTCCATAACTCCCTTCCACCTTACATCGAGACCAAGAAGACAAATCGCTAAGGTCTGTATATGCCCCTAAACCATTAAATAATATCCCTTGTCCGTCGCATAATATATTATGCTTTAAATGTTCCCCCCCTTGCTGACTACCAGTCAAATTAGCATTCGTTAATGTTCTAAGAACCGAAACACCCCCTTCGGTCGCAGAAGCACTATTCATATTAATATCGTTCGTATGAAGATTCCCCTTATTATCCGCCATAAAGGTAGTTTCTACCCCATCCCCTATTGTAGGTTGTGTTGCGTAATGTTGTAAGAAGGGTTTAGTAAATAGTTCCCCAGTTGTAGTAGTATGTAAGGGGTGTGTAGTTCCGCCAGTTGCCGTTCCAGAGGCAAGTGTTATAAATTCCCCCTTTGCCGAACATTTAATAGTCCGTTCCGTCCCAGCACCGTCATCTCCGTCAAAGGCCTTATTTATAGTGCTGGTTGTCCCCCCTCCTCCTCCAACAGCAGAGACTAATAAATGTCCGTCGCTATTAACTAATGCTGAGTTAAATAAAGACCCACTTTCGGTTTCTGTTCCAACTATTTCTACTTTATTCATTTATATTACTACAATATATTTTTTTCTATTTTATAAATACACATATCTAACATATCCTCTATATTTATCCCATTCAAATCCCCAAGTTCTATATTACTTATGATTTCCCTAATATAGTCAATTAACCCATATATTTTCATAATAAGTTTCTTAGTCTCTTCTAATTTTTTTTTATGTTTTAATACCTCCTTATCCTTGTCATCTACAATTTCTTTCATTTGATTAGCAAGTTCTAAATAGGAATTTTCTGTGAAATTTTCCATATTAATTTCTTCCATCTATATTATATAATGAGAGAAGTTTTAATGTCGCATTCCGTAGCAACACTAAAACAGATGATTAGTGCCTATAACATTAAGGGGTATAGCAAGATGAAAAAACCAGAACTGGTTGATTTAATGACATCGAAGGAACATATTAATAAATTCCGTAATATAAAAGCAAAAGGCGGAATGCCTACGAAGGCAAGTAGCGCAAAACGCCCACCACCACCACCTAAGACCCCACCCCCTAAGAAAGGGAAACCAGAAAGTGGTAATAAATTTAATATGAATACTCTTCTCGCAAGGGATAAATTACTAAAAAAGATAAGAAGGGGGGCTACTCGTGAAAAAGGGCAGTTGAAACGACTTGACGCATTAACTAAGAAGAATGAACCTAAAAAAAAGAAAAAGAAAAAGGCAAGTAAAGAAGAGGTAATACAAGAACGACAACAACTTATAAAAAAACATAATGAAAAAAAAGGTAATACACCACAATACCAGAAATTACTGGATAGAGCAAAGAAAAGGAAGAAGGCAAAAAACTAACGGCAACGCCAATAAGACCGAAACCCCCTTCATACGCTTCTATTATCAAAGATGATAAGAAGAATAAGAAGAAGAAATCCGTAGATGTAGATGATGAAACCCCATTTGATATATTATTTGATGATATTATAAAAAAGAAAAAAGGTGTTCCTCTCCCCCCATCTTTGCCGAAAGCAAAGAATAAGAAAAAGAAGGTATTAAAACCAGATAGTCCTAAGACAGCACGAAAATTTGCGTTAAGCATACTGGGAAGCGATAAACCTAAAAAGAAAAAGGGGGAAACAGATAAAGAATATAATGACAGATATTTTAAACAATTACAGAAAAAGAAAATACTAATGACTGAAATAAAGGCAAAGGTTCGTAAGGAAACTGATGATAAAACTGATAATCCTATGACTAAGGCGGAAGATAAGATACTGGGGACTTATGAAGAAGAAATGTCGGAGGAGATTTATGCCTTAGTCAAAGGGAAGGGAATGACGGATGCCGAACAGACAAGATTAGCAACTAAGATAGAAAAGAAATACCTTAAATTACTAAGAGAGGGTAAATTAAAACCTAAGAAAATAGCTTCTTCATTGAGGGGAGAATTCATTAAAAAAATCAATAAAAAAAAGAAAAAGGGTAAGAAGAAGGTAATATATACTTCTAAACCTACTGCTAAACAACCTACATTTGATAGTGATTAACTTTTATAAAAAGTTATGACAAAAACTAAGTATATCATACTTAGAACCACAGACCTAATTTAAAACTTTTTGAAGTGAAAACCTACACTTCTTACACTCTCTCATTTTCATTATAATTTTATAATAGGATAAAAAAAAATATTACCTTATCCTATACAATGAAAGCAATATTAAATACTTATAGTGCTACTGAATTAAAAGAATTTATTAAGAAAACTAATATAAAAGGGTTTAGTAAATTAAAAAAGGATGGGTTAGTTAGTTTAATGACTAAGGCAGAACACAAGGGGAAATTTAATCATATCAAGGAAAAGGGGGGGGTTGCTAAGAAAGCCCCAGTTAAGAAATCAAAAGCAGTCCCAGAACTTACCCCTAAATATAAGGAACTATTAAAAAGAGACCAAGAGAGAAGACGGAAAGCAAAGGAAGCAAAATCTAAACCCCCACCACCACCTAAGACACCTCCCCCTAAGACTAAAACAAAATTTAAGTCAGTTGTTAGTGAATTAAATAAAAAAGGTAAGGAATACAGAGAAGCAAGAAAGGATTTTGGTAAGGACGACCCATTGAGACCTAAGAAAAAAAAAACAGTTGAACCTAAAAAAGTTAAGAAAATTGTTAAGAAGACAGAACTTATACCATATAAAAAAAATAAAATTGCTATAAGTATTACAGAAGATAAATCAAAGGGTAAGTCATATCCTCACAAGAACTTAGTAGGACGAGGAAAAGCACCAGTCCCACCACCCAGCGGTAAAGTTTTAAAACTCCCCCCAAAAAAGCCCTCAAAAGGGCAAAAACATAAGGGGAAAAAATATTCAAAAGTAAAACTGGGGGGTAAATCAGTGGGGAAGTGGGACTTGATTGGCGACGCTACGGCAGAATATCCCAAATATAAAGGAAAAACTGGGAAAATAAGATATTATGATAGGAATACAAAAAAATGGATAAAAGAAATCGGCAATGCCAATAAAACAACTCACACACCTAAACTTGATAAACCAACCTCCCAAAGAAAGAAGGTAAAGCAATCCCTAATCAATAAAACTACAAAAGGTAAAGGGCGTAAGTTAATAAAAAATATTCAGCAAAAAAAAAGAAAAATGGGTGAATTACATATCTATAACCCAACACTATCCTCAATTCAAGAATTACCAGAACCAGAGCCACCCTATCAAGGAAAATTAAAGGCAGATGATTTTGCTGATAGTGGTTATTCCCCACAAGCATATAAGCGGATATATGGGGAAATTCCAGAAGTATCACCTACTTATGATACTGGTTATAAAATGGATATTAGTGAGATACAAGACCCACTAACCTTTGACTATAATATTAAAACTCCCATATTTCATAAAGGCACTACACTTTTTGATAAGAAAAAACACGATAAGGGGGTAATGCCTAATGAAGTATATGAAAGTATATATGGTAAGGACATCGATACAGAAGCACTTATTAAGGGTAATAATCTTACACCAAAATTAAAAGAAGATATTGAGGCAGTTAATAAAAAGAAGGAAATTATAGCACGACGGAAGGCAAAGGGTAAGAAACTATTAGATAAGGCAAAAGGAAAAAAATTAGATAAACTGATAGAGAAGAAATTTGAGGAACATAAGAAAAATACCTTTATGCTGGGGATGGATAATTATGAATTTGATATAAATTATGATAATGATAGTGATGAAGAAGATTATAGATATTCTAATCGTGCCCCCCTTAATGTAGCGGAATATGATTACTTCAATGATATACTAACAGCGGGATATGACCCACATAGCGAGAGTAGTATAAATAGAAGGAAGGATATGAATATGTATGATAATATGCCGATAATTGAAACTATATTACCTCTTAGTAATTTGCCTAATCCTATTGAACTTACAGAAAGGGGTAAAATACCTAATAGTATGAATGGTTATAAACCAGCAGAAAAATATGCCGTAAGAACTACAAAGTTAGATGGAATACCAGCCCTATCCCCAGCAAAAGTCATAACTAAGGATTTCACAGATACATTCCACCCCCCAGCATTACTTATTGTTCCCCCAGTCCCAGCAAATAAGTTAGAAGTAGTAGCAAAAGGTAGAAAAAAATATAGTAATGTTCCCCCAAAGAGGAAAAAAGGATTTAAACCCAAAATTGTAGCGAGAAGTGCGAAGGGCGCTGAAAGGAGTAAAAAAATAGCAGAGGGCAATAAACAACTCGCAAAGGTAAGTCAAGCACAAAGACAGACAGAAGGGGATAAGAACCCATTAGCACTTACCATTTTTGATAAGAGCGGTGAAGGTAGTAATCAAGGTGGTAATCAATTACACCCAGATTTTAGAAGGGAAGCAAAACGGCAAGGATATACTGACTATAACCAAGGACAGAAAACTTATGATGATGAGTCATTTGGTTCATTTGGAGAAGACTGGGAAGATGACCCAACCCATCCCCAGTATAAACCTAAACCTAAACACGATTACGGACAGTCCTATAATAGAAGTGGTGTCGTATCTGGGGCAAAAAGTGTTAATCCCTTCGCAAGTAATACACAGATACGGATAAGGGGGAGAGAGGAAAAACAAGAAGATGGGGAGGCAACAAGCGGACAAAAGACTAAGTTAAATGCTGGATTACTCGCTGGAATAGAAAGGCAAAAATTAAAGAAGAAGGGTATAGAAGTAAAGGATACTAATGAAAGTGTTTTCACTAAGAAGGGTAAGCAAGAGTTCGCAGATAAATTTATAGAACAAGCAAAAAATACAGATAAGAAAATGAGTAAGGAATGGATTAAACGGTATGTAGAACAACAGAGAAAAGACCGCCCTAATCAAGAGTATTCTTCTAAGACGGAGGCATTTAGTAAAATGGCGGAGAAAATGTTTAGTGATTATAGAAAAGAGGAATTAAAGGCAAGACCCTTAGCATTAAAGGGTAAAGAAGATAAATACCAAACACAGAGAAAGGCATTTCAAGATAAATTTGATGAATTCAATAAAAAGGCACAGCAAGATTTAAAGGGTAGTAAATTAACAGTGGGTAAAAAAAAGAAATTAAAAGAGCAATTAGAACAGAAGAGGAAAAGATTAGATATTAACCTTAAAAAATTAGGCGAAAAATTTAATAAATAACCTTTTAGAAAAAGGTTTATCCAAAATTAGTTTTGATTATATACTTTTTTTAAAAGTGTATTATATGGGAGAAACTATGTTTGAGAAAGAAAAACCTAAGAAGGAACTGAGTTCTAAACAATTAAAAGCACTGGCGAAAGGTAGAGCAAAATTGAAGGCAAAGAAAGAGGGGACTTATAGTCCAGAAGAAGAACGAAAGGTAGAAGCGATTAAAGTAAGACAGAGGGAGCAGAGATTAGAAAGACAAGCGGTATTAGATGAAAAGAAGGAAATTGATATTTATAATAAACTTATGAAAAAGGGTAATGATAAAATACAAGAATTTAAAATGATGAAATATAAATGGTTAGATAAAGCCCCATCTATGAAAGAATATACACAATTCAAGAATATATTAGATACTATTACAGAAGAGGATGTTTTGAATGATTATCATATTGATAAGTTAAATGATAGTATGGGACAATTTGTTTCAACTAATGAAATGGAGGAAGAAGATAATGAACTAACAATAGAAGAAGAGGAATTAGTAAGTGAATATGACTTAGATGATGTTAAAAATATTGATTAACTTATAACAAAAAAAATAAATAAAAATATTATAAGTCAATAACTATCTTATAAAAAATATTTAAAGAGTTATGTTAGAGTTATGTTATGGGTAGTATAGATTATAGAGATTTATTTTTATATCAAAAAAAAATGTATGCGGAACATTTCTGGGATATACTTAATGTTTCTTATACTAATGGAACTGATGAATTTAAAACACCTATGAGTTTCTGGATGAAACAGATAGAAAAAATACAAGAAGATTATGATATAATCCCTAATAATATAGATATAAGTAATAAATATTCAAGAAGTATATTTGATATATTACATAAAAGACTAAATAAATTTAAAAAGGGTGTAAAGATAGGAAAGATATATACTTATGATATTATTAATGAGACTGTGATTGAACCTTAGCATCTTGGATAAGTTGTTTCTGCTTCTTACGATATTCCCTCATTCGTAATTTTTGTTTTTCTCTAATATCTGGGTTATTTTGATATTGATTTCGTGATTTATCTGCCCTTTCTTTTTTGAGTATCTTACTCTCTTCTGTATTACTATTATATTTAGTATGGTAATATTCTAACTGTTTCTCCTTCCTATTCATATATGTTTTATGAAGATTATTATATTTATTTTCAAAATATCCCTCCACCATTTCATTTAATCTACTATGGGTAATAATTCCCATATCGACGAGGTTGTCCCAATTATCAATAAGAAAAGAGGTCTGTGATGAAGAAATCATAGTATTTTATTCTATATATTATAGTCATTCTATCTTTAAATAGTTATGTTGTATTAAAGTATAACTCTACCTTTTAGTCTTTCTTTTGAGGATTTTGCCTTTGTTCTATTACTGGTCTTACTATTTTTAGTAAGATACTGGAATTAGGGTCTATTTCTGGATTTGTTAGATTAGGGTATAACACCTTGAATTTTATAGAATTCACTATCCTCTCTTGATTTATAATATGAATAAGAGGTTCAACAGAATTTATATAATCGTTGGTTGCTTGACTTGTAAGGGGGGCTATTCCTAAGATAGGCATATTATTAGCGTTTTTGGTGCTGTCTTCGTGTCCGTCTAATATATCAGTTGTTATAAGATAGTATCCTTGTTCGTTGAGAACTGGTAAGTTCAATGCCCTAATAGGACGACCCGAGGTAAGTATAATCGCAGAAGTTGCGTCAGTCCAGAAGGACGAAAAGTAGGAATATATATTATTTATTTTACCAGTCTTATCTACTGGTTGATACGGATTTATAAAATAGTCTAAATCCACACCTGCCTCTCTTATAGGGGTATTCATATCAAGGTTATTATATAGTCTTGGTGCTAAGTGGTCTGTAATATCTTTATTTATTGAAACGGTAGGATTATAGGATGTTGCTACACTTGGTAGGGCATCTACATTAAGGTCTGCTCGTGTGGTTGTGCCGAAAATCCTACTTCTCTCATCCATAGGATGATTGTAATATGAGTTATTTTCGTAAGATGTAGGACTTTGTAATTGGTCGTAAGTAAATCCTAATCTCGCCCAGATAGTCTTACCCCATACTTCTCTTGCTTTTGCCGAAGAAGTAAAATATTCCTCAAAAGTAAGTAGGTTAATAACATCTTGATTATATATTTCTGGATTAGACCAGTCCTTATCCCCAAACTGACGAGCGGTATTCACTCCCCAGTTATATACTGATACTCCACCGTATCTTTGAACTGGTTGTTGTAATGAAGGTCTTATCGTAGGGTGGATATAATGTGGGTTAAGAGTTGCTGAGTTCGCCCCCCATTGTGCGCTCTCACTTACCTTACAACTTCTCTTTAACATTACCGCTTCTTCCCCAGCACTTTCTATCTGGTTTCCGTATTGGTCGTATGCTGGAACTTTCCAAGATTGGTGAAGATTGTTAATAGTATAAGACGATGTAGTAGTATCATAACCTATCTTAATTTCTGGCGCTCCCACATAATACCCTAACCTCTCTGGGTTGTAGTCAAATTCAGTATTATTTTCTGCTTGGTCGTCATCGTTTTCGTGAGATATTAAGGTCATTTGATTAGTATTTCTAAAATAGTTCCTACCAAGATTAAGACCAGCGATGCCGACATTTAAGGGTCTTTGTAAGGCAAGAGGTGAAGGATTTTGTGGATTATATAGACTATCACCTACATTATGACTATACTGAGCGAATTTCCTTTGATTATACTTACTTACCCCTTGTCGTGGGGTAATAAGAACCTCCCTAATATTTCTAAAACCCATAGGGGTAGTAAAAATCCCCATTTCATTAGAAGGTGGTATAAAAGTGGGGTTCTGGTTCTGGGACATTCCCCACCACATTTCAAAATAGGTATGAACTGGAATTTCACTAATGGGTGTATCAAATTGCCCTCTTCTAATATTAGACAATTGAGTAATACCACCATAACCAAATTGTTGTGGGTCTGCCCCATCGATAAAACTTACGGTTTCGTATCCTATAATTTCTTGGGTTAGGGGAATGAGTATATATCCGTTATTTGGTATTGCGGTATTTCCCCAAGGGTCTGCTTGTGTCCCAGACCCAGTCCTACCTATGGGTGTAAAAGGTGGCCCACGGGGGGTCGACCACTGAGTATATCCATTAAGTTCAGTATCGGTAGTTTGAGTAATACCAATAGTTATTCCAGTAAAAGGGAATATATGGGTATTATTATATGGTTCTCTGGATTTATTGACTTCTGGGGGGACAGTTAGACTTCTAATATAGGTTGTATTATTATCTAACATACCATTATAAGTATTAGTCAATAACTTATTAGTTAAACTTGTTGTTGAATAATCACCAGTATCTCTAATATCTTCCCCCCTTAATCTTCCGTTCATCTGGTCTTCTATTAATTGTGCTAATTCACTAATACCATAAGTCCCCTTAGGGATAAATATGAATATATTATTAGTCTTAGGCATTAGAAAACCATTATCATACACATTTCGGTGTTCTACTGGGACATCCGCCTCATCCATACTTTCTCTAACTACCATCATCATAGGACTTTCACAAAAACCAGTTCTCTTTGCTGATATATCCCCAGGTCTGTTAAAGGTATTATCAGCAGTAAGTAAGTCCCCCCTTCCAGCATAAATAGGATTTGGGTTAGTATCTATATCAGTTCTAAGTGCTGTTTTTTGTGAATATAACTGTCTTGATGCTGAATATAGGTCTTCGTATTCTGCCGTATCGCTCGTAGGGTCTGTTATTTTACTGCCTACTGGTTTCCACATCTCATTATCACTATGATAATAACATACTGCTACATTTTCACTATAATCTTGGTCGAGTATTATACTACCACCACTCAAACCCCTCTTATTTATTAAAGTATTTTGTATTGATATTTGACTACCCTTAGGTAATACTAATGCTTCTTCACTGATTTTATATTCCCATTCATTAGCATTAGTAGCACTACTAACGCTATTTTGTCTATTACAATCCAAATAAAGGATTTCTGTTAGGTCGGTCATATTATATTATATAACTATATTATAAAATGGCGAAACCAACTAATCAAAAGTTATATGATAGAATAAAAAAAAAAGTTTATAAGGAAAATCCTAAGCATAGTGCCTACCGTAGCGGACAAATTGTTAAGCAATATAAATCGGCTGGTGGGACATATGAGGGTAAGAAACCAGAAGGCGGACTTACCAGATGGTATAAGGAGGAATGGAAAACAGAAAAGGGTAAGAAAACATATAAAGAAGGTGGGACAATATTTAGACCTACAAAAAGAATAACAAAAGACACCCCTAAAACTATGGGTGAATTATCCGCAACAGCAAAAGCAAAGGCAATCAAAGAGAAAAAAGCAAAGGGGAGGGTCAAAAAATACTAATAACCTTTTAGAAAAAGGTTTATCCAAAAGTGTTTTGTTAAAACTTTTTTAAAAAGTTTAGTGTAAGAAGTGTAGGTTTTCAGCACAAAAACTTATATTCCGTCCTCTGGTTCTAAGTCCTCTTCATTCTTACCCCCACCACTAATCATACCATTCTCTTTACTCCATAATAAGTCCGTGTGATTTCTCCGTGCTTCTAAGTGTTCTACACTTAGATACAAAAAATCGTGTGGGTCTCTCCTACTTTGTTTAAATACTTCCATAAACTCCTTCTTACCACCGCCAAAATAACTTAAATCCTCCGCCATTTTTTTAACCTCACTTTCTGGAAATTCCCCTAAGATATAATAAGCACTCGCATTTGTCCTAAGAATACCATTAAAATATTTAAAATACTGGGAAGCAATTGCTATTGCTATACGCCCCTCTTGTTTTTCATTACCTATATGTCTATAATGACTAACTAATTCACTAATTTTATCTACCTTACCCACCCTCTTAAAATTTATACTACCTATAATATCATCAAATATTATAAGATATTTACCAGTATCTTCATCAGTTTCTATCATATGTAATATTTCATCCATTAGACCATCACTATAAGTATCAAATACAAAGTCAAAATCCTCAATCATATACTTATTAACAGCGTCATTATGAGCGGTAGTAGAAATTAGTATCTTTACCTTAAAATCCTTAGCAAAAAACCGTTTAGACATATATAGGGAATTGAGTAAGGTAGATTTTCCCGCCTTTACCCTACCGCAGATTAGGTGAAGATGAGTGGAATTACTAAGTGGATACTTACTTCCCCCTTCATTTAATCTCTTCTTATCTACCTTTACTGGGTAGATATTCAAATCTACCTCTTTATCTT